CCATTAGACTTTGCTGCTTCTTTTGGCTCGCTTAATGTATCGCGTTTACCGACTAGCGTTAAATTACCTACGTTACATTCCAAGCTGGCTTTATTCTCACCCTGCTTGTTTGTGTACTCGTTTAGTGATAGTTCACCAGACACCGCAACTTGCGTACCTTTTTTAAGATACTCTGCAAGTTTAACGCCACGTTCACCAAACATAGTGCAACGCACCCAGTTAGTCTTTTCAGACTTACCATAGCCAGAGCGTAATGCTACTGACCATGATGTGATTGGCTTTTGATCTGCAGTGTAGCGCACCTCTGCATCATTGCCAATGTTCCCTACAAAATTTAATTGATTCATTGTTGCTCCTATTGAATACGAGGCATAGGTCGCGCTAGGCGATACTTATGACCCATCTGTTGAATAATTTGTTTTACTGCCTCTTCACGTTTAGCAATAGCCTCTGCTGGTGGTTTAGATAGCTTCATAAAGTCATTAATTAATGTGTACATAATTATTCCTTATTTAAAGTGCCAATTTTCTTGATACCAGTACGAACGTGGCTAGGTAGTTTAGACCATAAGAATACTTTTTGCTCAGAATCAGTAACTAATGAGTAACGATCATATGCAGCCTCAAAGTTTTCACTATCCCAGTCACCTATAATTTCTAAAGCCTCATCAATTACCCATTGCTTTACTTCATCGTCAAGTGTATCACCTGCACCAGCAGTTGGTGTTACTTTTTGTGGCGCTTGTACCTTGTCTTCTTCTGGAAGGTCTTCCCCAGCATAGATATATAGACCAATTCCATGAAGTGCGATTGCTTTAGCTAGGCAACGCTGCATCGCTGTATTGACTGCCATAGCGTCAGGATTAGGAATAGCCTTATTACGATAATCCATTACTGGCAACTGTGCTGTCATTGTTTTGCCGAATGCGTTAACAGAACAAAATACCATCAATGTCTCACCAAATTTTACTGGCTCTCCATATGACCAAGTTGCTGCTGGATCATTCTGTAACAATTGATCTACAGCCCATGCCCATGATAAATATGACAGATTATTTTTCTTTTCAATGTGAGCATTGACATTAATCTTGCTCAACTCTTTGTAATTACTCATTTACATTTCTCCAGTTATCAAAATGATTTTCTCCGCAGCACGAATATCTAGTACCTTTTGGAGATCCGCAGTATACACATACTACTTCATCATCGTCAAAATCTTCTTGTTGTTCAAGTTCAGCCATTACTTCTTTGTGGAATTGTTGCTCGCTCATCGTCTTTTCTCCTTTTACTTAGCTTCTGTTGAAACTTCTTGTTGTAAGGTCTTCCCACGTTGATGCTCCAGTTCTTCTAAATCTTTGTTAAGTTCTTTAAGTAATTCTGCTACTCGTGTTGCCCATGTTAGATCATCCATCATAACCTCCTAGTCTGTTGATAAGCCAAGACGTTTGTCTTCACGGTATTGTGCAAGACCACAGGCTTGTGCGTGTGCTGTCTTTTCGCTGCAACCCATATCTAGAAAGCGTTGTTTGTCAGCATTGAATAGCTTCCAGTATTCATCCATATCTACTTTGTAGTCTTTTTCGTAAGCAATACGTCTATTTTCAGCAACGATTGCTGCTGTCTTTGCATCTTCTGCTGCTGCCCATTCTGGATCTGCTGCACGTTTAGCTTCTAATGCTTCTAATGCTGGGTATCTTGTTTTGTATTCCATAACTATCTCCTTTAAAGATGTGTTAATATCTGCACTACGGAATCTATTGTACTCCACTAAAAATGAATTGCAATACTTTTTTCCAGTTTTTTTACAATTATTTTTATTGACAGGCAAATATGTATAAACAAAATAAATACCGTAATAAAATCACAGAGTTAGATGGTATTAAGTTCCATTCTGCTAAAGAGGCAAAGCGCTATGCAGAGTTAAAATTATACGAGAAAGGTGGATTAATTCAAGATCTGCAGCTTCAAGTACCTTTCCAATTAATCGAGCCTATGATGATTAATGGAAAACGCCATAGGGCTATCGTTTATTACGCTGACTTTGTATATACAGAAGACGGAAAGCGCGTTGTTGAGGATGTTAAGGGTATGCAGACTGATGTTTTCAAGATCAAATATAGATTATTAAAACAAGTTCACAATATCGATCTAAAAATTACTTGACATTCTTTAAATGCAATACAATAATGTGTTGCAAGGAGGTTGTTATGAGAGAAAAACACGACTTTTGGCATACTGTATTTAAATCAATATTAATTTACCTTGTCATTGAGTTTTTATTGCATGGCATTAATTATTGGTGGAGACGCAGGATACATAGACAAATTAAAAGACATATTCACTAGGAGAAAGTAATGGATTGGTTTAAGCATGACTCTAATGCGAACCTTGACGAGAAGTTGCAAGAGATACTACTTGACTATGGTCTAGAAGGTTATGGACTGTACTGGTATTGCTTGGAGCTTATTGTTGGGCGCATATCACAAGACAATATAACATTTGAACTCAAGCACGATGCTCGCATAATTGCGCGTAACACTGGATCTACACCTCAAAAGGTAGAAGAGATGATGCGTAAGTTTATTAGTCTAGGTTTGTTTGAGAATACAAACGGATCTATTACCTGCTTTAAGGTAGCAAAACGATTAATGACTTCAGCAACAAGTAATCCACAGATGCGCGTACTCATTCAAAACATTAAGACTGATCAATCGAATGAAAACAAAGAGTTACCTGCACCGTCAAGACACCGTCATGACGAAGTCATGCCAGATAAGATAAGATTAGATAAGAAAAGAAAAGAATATATACCGCCAATTCCTGCGGAATTGCTATCCGACTATCTTAAAGTTAGAAAGGCTAAAAGAGCTGGTGATCTAATGGCATAGAGCGTGAAGCAAAGCTGGCAAACTTATCCACAGAAGAGGCAATTAAGATTTGCTGTGAGCGTGGATGGGTAGGATTTAAGGCTGAGTGGATCAAGAAGGATGAGCAGAAGGCTAAAGAAACATTCGGATGGCGTAATGATGACACGCTTGTACTAAAAAAGGCTGCAGCGCTTGGTATCTATACGTCAGGTAAGTCTAGATTTGAGATACTTGCAGCAATTGATCGTAAGGAGGGTAGAACATGAAACGTCTAATATATTTGACACTGTTATTTTCTTTATCTGCTAATGCAAATTGTCGTGTTGCAGGAAAAGATATTGTATGCGATAATAGCAACACGCTAATAGATACATACAATGCATTGATACCTAGACCAATAGTTCCAGTGCCAATATATATCGTTAACCATCCAATTGAGCTGCCACAGATTAGAAGCAGACAGTTTGATAGCAGGCTACTTGATTTTGATGTATCAAAGTCTACAGGAGAAGAGGAATGAAACCACATAAATGGGCAAAAGAAATAAAAGCATGGGCATCTGGTGCAGAGATTGAAGTTAGATATTTAGATGAATTATGGGAAAGTAATTTAAAGCCATTATGGAATGAAGATGCAGGTTGGGAATACCGCATTAAACCACAGCAATCAAAATCAGAAAATGTTTTAGGTATATTGCAATGGCTAGTTAATCATCGTGGCTATGGAGATTTAAATCAATGGACATTAGATGTAATTATTGAAAACTTTATGAATGATTTTGATTGTAAAGTTGAATCAATAAAACTTGATACAACTCCAAAAGAGCCACAGTATTTGTATGTGTATAAAAGAATTAATGGAACAGGAGAATCTTATTCTTTTGAATCAACTGATAATCAATCAAATCCACATTGGATATACATAGGCAAAATTAAACTGGAGCAAGATGATGAGTAAACACTTTGAAGAAGCAAGATTAGTTATTACAGCAGATATTGTGTACGATCCTGACGAAGTTGGTGGATTGTTTCTTGAAGAGATAGAGAGATCTGTTATGCAATTATTAAGAAACTTAGGCGCACTATCTAAAAACGAAAATGCAGAACTGAAAGGATTTATCTGTGATGAAAAATAAAAAAGGTAGAAAGCCATATCCAGAGCATATGCGTGGCAAGACAACTTCATTACGCCTAAGACCAGATCGCCTAGAGATGTTTAAGTTTCTTGGTGGCACACAATGGCTTAACGTAATATTAGACACGCTTATTTGGGAGAAGACACAAGGTGAATTGGATACAAAAGGACAAGTATCACCTAGAGTCGCTGGGCAATAGGATTAGTGCAACACAGTCAGTTGCATATTCTATAAGCAAATCAATAGTTTATGGTAAAGAAATCTACGAATTGTGGGAGTTGCCATATAACAATGCAAAGCATATTTACAGAGGAGAAAGTTTAAGCGATGTTAAAGCACAAGCCATTCAACATTACAAAGAGCAACTTGCCAGTGCTAGTGCTAAAGCTACAGGATCTATTGGAGCAGCCAGAAAAGAATTGGCAGGTGATAATCAAGGAGCGCTCTTCTGATAGAAGCGTAGAGCAGAATGCTAGGCTATGGGATTTGTATACCAGCGTAGGAGATTATCTTGGGTATACAGCGCAAGAGGTACACGAACTTTTGGGTTTCAAGTTTCTCTTGGAAGAAAAGAATATTGGGCGTGAGAAAATCACTCGTATTAAGTCGACAACAAAGTTATCGGTTAAAGAGATGGCAGAATATCAGTCGAAAATTGAAGCATGGGCAAGTAACTTAGGGTGGAGTTATGACTAAAGTAGATCTAATAAGAGAGAATTTAATGTTGAGTCCTAATGCTTCTACAAAGTCTATTGCAGAAGATCTTGAATGCAGCGAAGGGCTTGTGCGAAGAGTTCGCAATGGTAGTTATGTAACTCCATTTAAGAATGCTAAAGAAGCAGCTCTTGCTCGTAATGCTGAACTTGGTAAGAGAGTGAAAAGAAAATGAAGCACGGTGTAAAGATAACTCATTGGAGTACAGAAGAGATCAATATTCTAAAAGATAACTTCAGCTCATGTACGAATAAGCAGCTTATGGATATGTTGCCACTACGCACGATTGATTCAATTAAGCAGCGAGCAAGATTATTGAAGTTAAAAAAGATCATTAACTCTATTGACAATGTGTATAAAAACTATAGGATGATCCATAGCGGTAGTATTTCAGTGAATGGAAACGTGACTACACATAGGATGATGTGATGACTAAAGACGAAGCATTAAAGATGGCGATTGAAGCGAAATGCGTTACTGAAGCAAGAAAACTAGGATTAAAGCGATTTAATACTGGAAAGCCTTGCAAGTATGGACATATTGCTGACCGTCTTGCTTCTAGTGGTGAATGTGTAGTTTGTTTAGATGCAAGGAATAAAGCATGGAAGTTACAAAACAAAAGTCATATTAGAGAAACAAAGTCTGTTTGGAATAATAAAAATAAAAGTCATATTCAAGAATATGCAAGACAATATCAAAAAAATAATACATACAAATTTACATCTAACGTAGCAAAACGCAAATCAGCACAGCTACAAAGAACACCATCATGGGCTGACAATTCAATCATTAGAGAAATATATGCTTTTGCACAAGAATTTAGAGATTTTGGTATTGATGTTCATGTTGACCATATATTGCCATTATTAGGTAAAAAAGTGTCAGGACTTCATGTGCCCGATAATTTAAGGGTGTGTTTGGCATCTGTAAATATTATTAAAAGTAATAAACTTGAGGAGAATTTATTATGAAAGAAGCACTAGAACAACCAGATTGTAATTCGCATCCAAAAGCACCACATGGATTTAATCGTGATGCAAGTCATAGTGCTGATAGATATGTATGTGATTGTGAAGGATGGGATGCTTGGCAAGATGGATATGATGAAGGATTGCGTAAAGGATTAGCGATGGAGCAATCAGCATTAACAGATGAAAAAGGCAGACCAATGACATATTGGGGAGGACTAGAACAACCAGCGCAAGAGCCTGTGGCGTGGATGGAACTATATAAAGGTGAATACAATAACATTGATATAGACAGAAATGAGTTGAATAACACAGGAACACATCATAAAGTAATCCCACTCTACACCCGCCCTTCACAGCCATTGAGTGATGATGAGATAGAAAATTTATACGAAAAGCATAAATGGGATGACAATATATTTGATTTTGCCCGTGCTATTGAACAAGCATTAAAGGTAAAGAATCATGCTTGAAGTTCTCACGCTAAAGAAGTATCACAATAGACAAAGATTGATTGCAAAATATGAACCTATCATTGAAGCGCTTAAACATAAACCTTACTATGAAGTTGCTGCTGAGTTTGGTATAGGAATAACAACTGCATATAAACTGCTAAAGAAAGATAAACACAGGAGTTAAGATTGACTAATACTTTTCAAGAAGACTTGACTCGTGGCAAACAGATTGAGCAGCAACTTCTAGACAAGCTCAAGGTTAAATATCCGTCAGCGACAATCATAGACAAGTACAAGGGCTATGACATATGGATTCCAGAGATCAACAAGTCTATTGAAGTGAAAGCAGACGAGAAGAGCAACTACACTGGAAACATAGTGGTAGAGATCGAAATGTATGGCAAGCCATCAGCATTGATGACAACGACTGCAGACTACTGGGTCTTCTATGATGGAAAATTTTGGTGCATTATGCTAAAAGAAATTATACAATGCATTTTCCTAAATAAACTGCAACACACAGAGTTTGTTGGGAATGGAGACACGCAAAGCAAGAAGGCGTTTCTCATTAAGAAGGAGTTTCTTGCAAAATACTGGAGAGAGATCAAATGAATAATATCGACAAACATATCACAGCAGGCATGACAGGATTAATTGCTGCGCTCATTATCACCAGCTTTGTGTTATATGCTGCTGCACATAGTAAGACAGAAGAGTGCTATGTATCTGTTAAGAATGGAAACGTGACGCACGTTACAGTAGGTATGTACAAATGAGAGCCACTAGTTCATATGATATTCTTGGTGTCAAGACAATAAAACTTGCTGGAAGACCGAGAAAAAGAGACTTTAATCTTTCAATTTATGATGTAGACAAATTGCTTCATGGATACAAAATAAAAAGAGGTGGGTATATTTTGTACATAAAAGATGACAAAAGAAAAGTGTATGAGAGTGATGGTTGGCATATCCCTAAAATATCTGGAGAGTACAAATGATGCAACTGGTATTGGAATATATCCTATGCTACTCAACAGCATTCTTTTTAGGACTCGCCTGTGGATTACTGCTCTCTGTAGGCTTGCGTAAACCAAGTAAGGCTACAATGTGGAGGCGTAGACATGGTAGTCGCAAAGTTTAGTTTTGATCACATGAGGTACATTGTTTCAGAGCCAGCTCACATTGTAAAAAACTGCAAAGAGAATCGCAGAGCGCCACATCTTTATGTTGTCTGCTTTCAATACGATGGAGATAAGTTTCATTCAGATTTAAGACTTGGGAGATTATATGTCAGTCAATCAGTTTATTAAGAATATGGCTGCTGCTGGATTCACTGGAGAGTTTAAAGCAACTAACGGAGAACAGACATATCGCGGATCAATTGAAGTTGGTGGTAAGATAAGCACTATCAAAGTGCAGTCTGTAGAAGAAAGTCGGAGAAAGATACAGGAAATGTTATATGCCAATAAAACTAACTAAAAACGAGCAAAAGGTTTATGAAAAGGCTCTGCTAGGATTTAATGCTAGAGAGATTGCAGAGATATTCAAGAGGCATCCACAGCGTGTGCAAAAGGTTATGGGCAGGATCTACAAGAAGTATGATGTACATAGCATTCAAAAGCTAATGGCACTGCGTATCGCTGAACTTGAAGATACGCTGTATAAACATGGTTTAGACTATGACTAAACAGGAAAGAGAACACTATGATCTCATTGCTCAGCATGGTTGTATTGCTTGTCATGTGCTTGGTTACGGCTTTTCAGCTTGCGAAATCCATCATATTCGTACTGGAGCTGGTGCAGGACAAAAATCTCATTGGTCTAAAGCTATTGGCTTATGCCCTAACCATCACAGGAATGGTGGGTCTGGTATTGCTATCCATGCTGGCATTAGAAGTTTTGAAAAGGCTATTGGCATGACAGAGGTAGAGTTACTTGAAAAACAATTGGAGATATTGAATGGCAATTGAAAACACATTGAATGAACGTGGAACTCGTTATGGTGAATTTGAGGATCACGCAAAAATTGCACAGACATTAAAGCAATATATGCATAACACGCAAAACTGGTTCGAGCTTAACTACGACCAGAAAGAAGCGCTAGATATGATCATGCATAAAGTAGCTCGTATCCTTAACGGAGATCCTAACTATATAGACTCTTGGCATGATATTGCTGGATATGCAACTTTGGTAGAACAACGTCTGTCAAAGGATAGACATCTATCATAGCCTCAAGAGGCAGAATGTGTTATATTCGCAACTGAGCGTAAAAGCTCATCTCACTTTCTCCAGTGGATATGCTGGTTTTAATACTTGGTGGATAGATGCCAGCTCTAGATGAAACCAAGTACCTTTTATATTGCTGACATTGGGTAGCTCCCAGTGGGCAATGAGGGATAGGAAGAGATGATCACCTATCCTATGGTGAATACTAGTTGCGCCCAGACTCTGAGATAGTCTGCCCTCAAAAATCTCCTAAGGACAATATGAAAATAACTACATCAAAAAAAGACTTACCGCGACCTATCACCTCTGAGTGTGGGCTAAAGGTTGGTCACTCCGTTTGGAACGGAGACGATGTAGGTTCGAGTCCTACCACTCAGACCATTTACTAAAAGGCTTAATATGCGCGGATTATTAGACACGAAGGTATCAATCCCTTCAGCAAAAACAATTGAAGCTAATACTCAAAACGCTATTAAAAACTTCTCATTAGGCGCACCTAACCCATCACTACCAAACACAGAGTATTGGAATAAGATGGCTAAGATGTGGCGCATCACACCAGCTCAAGCGAAACGTCAACGCTGTGCTAACTGCGAATACTATGACAACACTCCAGACATGATGGAGGCGATGGAAGCAATCCCACTAAACAAGCATGATCTATATGATGGTCAGGCTCAACGTGGTTACTGTCATAAACTAGACTTTATCTGCCATACTTCACGCACTTGCAGCGTATGGGAAGAGAAGGACTACGAAATTCCTGAAGACGAATCAATGAATGAAGAGGACTAACTATGTTACGCAACGCAAAAAAAGCAGCAGAGAAAATCGGTAAAGTAATGGGTGAATACAAAGAAGGCACATTACATTCAGGCAAAGGTGGCAAAGTAGTTAAATCTCGCAAGCAGGCTGTGGCAATTGCCATGAGTGAAGCTGGCATGAAAATGAAGTCTAAGAAGAAATGAAAAAAGACCCACGCCTAGATCGCGTTGGAGTGTCTGGCTATAACAAGCCTAAAGCAACGCCCAACCATCCTACGAAGTCTCATGTCGTTGTCGCTAAAGAAGGTGACACGATTAAGACTATTCGCTTTGGTCAGCAAGGCGTTAAAGGCAGTCCAGATGGCAGCAAGCGTAACGAAGCATTCAAGGCTCGTCATGCAAGCAACATTGCTAAAGGAAAACTATCTGCTGCTTATTGGGCAAATAAGGTTAAGTGGTAATGGCTGGTCTATTAGACAATCAATTCGCTAATATGACTATGGCGGATAAATTAAAGACATTAGGTTCTGGTCTTCTTGGATCAGGATCTTTGTTTTTTCGTCATCCAATCTCATATGTAGAACACGCACTGTATCCAGAGCAATTGAAAGTGCAGTTGTCAAAAGATCTAGGTAATGAACGAACAAATCGCAGTCCACTTGATGTTGCAATTAATTATGGTGGTGGATATCAATTCGGAACAATTCCAAGCGTCACATTAGATGAGGCTGACAAACTTGCTAAAGCGTGGCAATTACGAGACTATATGATGGCTAAGAATCCACATCTAGAACAAGATGCTTGGAAAGACTATCAAGAAAACATGGCTGGTGTTCGTGCAGCTATAGAAGCTAAACGCACTGGCAATGTAGTTGAAAAAGATAAAATATACAAAGAAGCAGCTAAGTACGGAAAACTTTATAAATAACAAGGTCACCAACCCTATTGGGAGTGAACATTATGGCAGCACGAATTAGACAAAAACATCAAGATGAAGTACGCGCAAGGATTCAAGCCTCCGTACTAATCGGATTATTAGAAAGCCATGCGATGGGCGAGACTGAATTGTCAGCTAGTCGTATTAGAGCTATTGAATTATTACTGAAGAAGAGCATCCCTGATTTACAATCGGTTGAAATCACAGGCGATGGTGACGCTCCAGTAACTCATGTAATTAAATGGGCAGGCAATGGAACTAGATCAAGCGATTGAACCCATTGAAATAGAGACAGAAATACCTTACTCACCACGAGATCCACAGCAACAAATTCATGATGCTGTAGACAATAATCGTTTCGTGGTAGTAGTAGCGCATAGGCGTATGGGGAAAACTGTTTCAGCTATTAATGAGCTGATCAAGGCTGCTGTGTTATGTGATAAACCTAACCCACGCTTTGCTTACATTGCACCAACGTACTCTCAAGCTAAACGAGTTGCTTGGGATTACTTGCAAGAATATACGAGACCATTGGGTGCTAAGTCTAACTCTTCTGAGTTGCGCGTAGACTTCTTTGGTGACAAGCGCATTAGCTTATATGGATCAGAGAACGCTGACTCATTGCGTGGACAATACTTTGATGGCGTAGTGCTTGATGAGATTGGTGACCAAAACCCTAAGATCTGGAACGAGATTATTCGACCAGCACTGGCAGACCGTAAAGGATTCTGCTTATTTATTGGTACGCCAAAGGGCAATAACCATTTTAAAGACTTTGCAGACCGCGCACAAACGACAGACGGCTGGAAGTTTTTACAGTTTAAGGCTAGTGAGACTGGTATCTTAGACAAGAATGAATTAATCGCAGCTAAGGCTGAGATGGGCGAAGACAAATATCGCCAAGAGTTCGAGTGTAGTTTTGATGCACCAGTCGAAGGTGCGTTTTATGGTGGATTGATTAATGATGCGGAAGAGCAAGAGCGAATTACTACTATCCCACGCGATGTACTTTCTCGTACTGTTTGTGCTTGGGATCTTGGTATCAGCGACTCTACAGCTATTTGGGTTGCTCAAATAGTAGGTAAAGAGGTACAGGTAATTGACTTCTGTGAGAATCATGGCGTTGGGCTTGATTATTATGTTAGCTGGCTGCGAGAACGTGGCTATTCAGGCGCAGAACAAATCCTTCCGCATGACGTTGAAGTGCGAGAACTTGGATCAGGAAAGTCTCGTAAAGAAATGCTTACCGAAGCAGGACTAGAAATCACTGTAGCGCCACGAGTATCAGTAGCTGATGGCATTCAATCAGTTAGACGCTTACTACCGCGCTGCTGGTTTGATACAGAGAAAACAAAACAAGGGCTGTCTGCATTGCGTAACTACCGCAGAGAGTTCGATGAGAAGCGTAACGTCTTCTATGATAGACCACTGCATGATTGGTGTTCACACGCAGCAGATGCCATGAGGTATTTAGCTGTAGGATTGGTGGAGACAGATCATTCATGGAGTCAACCTTTAAACATTAACACTAAGTGGATCATATAATGGCACGAATGAATCAAGAAGAACTAAAAGTCTTACTCCAAATGGAGATTGACAATGCTATTGGCTATCTAGAGACTGAAACAGTTGAGGCTAGAGCTGATGCACTTAATGCATATCTACGCAATCCATATGGTAACGAGGTAGATGGCAAGTCACAAATCGTTACTGGTGAGGTTGCAGAGGCTGTAGACGGTGCTTTGCCACAACTTATCCGCGTATTTACACAAAATGAAGACGCTGTACAGTTCGAGCCTGTAAAAGATGGTGACGAAAAGTTTGCAAAACAGGCTAGTGAACTAGCAAACTGGGTATTTTATAAGCAAAATGATGGCTTTTTGATCCTACATAACTGGTTCAAAGACGCTTTAATGCAAAAAGTAGGTATTGTTAAGGCTTACTGGCAGTCAAATAAAGACACGACTAAAGAGTCCTATAAAGATTTGACAGAAGACGAGCTAACAATGATGTTGGCTGACGGTGATTGGGAGATTGTGAAGCAAGAAGTCACACCAATTACACTAAATGATGGCTCAGTTGCTAACACATACAACGTAACTATCAAACGAACAGACGATTATAGTCGTATTGTCGTTGAAACAGTGCCTCCAGAAGAGTTTATTATCGATAAGCGAGCTACTACCATTGAGGATGCTCAATTCTGCGCTCATAGACGCTTTATTCCACGCGGTGACCTCATTGCTATGGGTTATGACCGCAAACTTGTTGATCAAATCCCTGCATATGACCGTTTAACATACGCTCCAGAGCGTTTAGCGCGGTATTCTAATGGTGAAATCCCCGAGTACATCCCAGTTGATGATCCATCAATGCAAGAAATCGAGATTTTCGAGTGCTACATTCGCGCAGATTTGAATGGTGAAGGATTTAACAACCTACATCGCATCGTGATGGGTGGTGAGTTCATTTTAG